CGCCCCATGAACGCTGCCGTGAAGAACGCTGGTTATGCACTTACCGGGGATTCCAATCGCACACAACAGAGCCAAGGCATGTTCTACAATGCTGATGTAGCTGAACTAGCTCTTCAGGATGAGACTCAGATGATCTTGGATCGCCTGTACTTCATCAACCAGTCTGTCACATCAACACAGGACATCGGCGTTGCCGTCTGTTCCGGTGCGAACTACTGGAATGCTCCGATTGCCAACGAGTTCTTCGGGGTCGTTACAATGGACGGAACGAAGGGCAATGCTCCTGTCAACCTGAACTCAATCGGTGGTCCGTCAATCGCCAACGGTGAGATCTCCATGTACGGGAAAACCTCGCTGGTTGCTGGATCACAATTCATTGCGAACAACGACAAGCTGTTCACCGTGAAGAACGTCTACTCCAACAAGATCCTCGTCAATGGCGCAGTGTCCATGACCGACCTTGCCATCAGCTACGGTACCATTGCAACTCTGGCAAATCAGAGTACAGCCGGTGTCGAAGGATACTCGGATGCAACTCAGTCGAGTAACCTGCAGTTCGGAACGAACATCACACAGTTCGCAATGACATTCGACAAGAGCCAGCCGTTCGGCATCGAAATCAACTCTGTGTTCCAGTTCGACACTCCTGCTGATGGTGGAAACCTTACCATCCTTGCAGCCGTGGTTGCCGTGGTTGGAGCGGACGTGGTGTTCAACGTTCTCACCCCTACCTACCCTACTGGAACTCAGCCCGGAAACATCATCATCAATGTTGGGCCGATCAACTCCAATAGCGAGCACAACTACTTCACACCGTCTGCCGACTACTTCACACCAGCAACACCGGGAATCGTGGCAGACCCAGATGCGACACCACCAATTATTGGAGTCGCACCGACAGTAGACAGCTTCATCGTCCCTGCCGGTACCACGACTCTCAAAGTCGAGACGGGATTCAACTTCCCCGTTGGATCAACACTGGATCTCGAATTGAGTATGGACAGAGGAACTGCTGGAAACTTCTACGGGGGCGTCACCAACAACACCTTCCCCACCGAAGCTACCGATGCGAATACCGACGCCTACCAGATCGTGGCAGTCGATGCGCTGAACAACACCATCACCCTCGATCAGCCTCTCGCAGTGATGATCAACATCGCCACCACTACTCCAGTGCTGACCGATGTGGTGACTGTTGCTACTGCTCTTCGCGGTATCAACATGTACAGTTCAGTGTACGATCCCAGCGTCATCGTTCAGAATCTTCAGAACGTCACCGATGCTGCAACCGGACTTCCCATGAGCGTCATGGCTCAGTCTCTGGTTACCTTCAGTAAGCTCCTCGACTACCAGCCAAACTGGGTCAATGATGAATTCCTGACGGTCGTGCTCAAGAAGAATGCTTCCGGTCTGTACGCAATCGTAGAGAACTGGCTGGCTTCCTACAAGTCAACCGCAAGAGACGTCCAGAACAGAAACATGTTCGCCAATGAGGTCTTCTTCTACAACTCCAACTTCGTCTACTGCAAAGTGAACGAAGATGCAACTCTTCCGAAAGTCAACACTGCGGAAGGGGCGCTGGTTGAGTTCATGAGTGACTTCGGTCAGATGAACATCACCAGTGGAGAATTCGTGTACGGAACGGTTTACCCGCTCGTAAATGATGCGTCCACTGGACTTCCGACAGTCAATGCTGGTGCAGCTACTGCGGACAATCTCCAAGGGTATGCATATACTCCGAACGGATACACTCAGGGCGATGTTCAGTTCGCTCAACAAGCATTCGCAGACTCTGAAGTCTTCGACGTGAATATCCTGATTGCACACCAACTGGATATCAACGGGATGTCAACCATCTCCGAGACACGTAACGACTGCATCACCGTTGTCGCTCCTTACGACTATGTGACCATCGTCGGGAAGACTCCTACTCTAGCAACATCAGTTATGCTTGAAGGGTACGGCGCACAGACTGTTTCTCAGAACCAGATCTTCAACGCATGGGGAACATACTCTGCCGTCTACGGCAACATGAAGTACCAGTACGACAAGTTCAACGATGTGAATCGCTGGATGTGTGTCGCTGGAGACATCGCCGGTCTGTATGCCCAGACGGACGCCAACAGAGATCCTTGGTGGGCACCAGCAGGACTTGATCGCGGCAAGATCACCAACGCAATCAAGCTGGCATTCAATCCGAACAAACAGAACAGAGATGATCTGTATGTCAACTCCATCAACCCGATCATCACCATCGTGGGCGAGGGCGCTGCGATTGTCTACGGACAGAAGACTGCTACGGCAACTCCTTCTGCCATCGACAGAATCAACGTTCGCCGTCTGCTGATCGTGATCGAGAAAGCAATCGCAACAGCCGTGAAGTCTGCGCTGTTCGAGTTCAACGATTCATTCACACGGAGCCGTCTGGTCGGAATCGTCGAGCCTTTCCTCCGCACCGTGAAGAGCCGTCGTGGTCTATATGACTACCTTGTGGTCTGCGATGATTCCAACAACCCCGCATCCGTGCTCGACGCGAATGCCCTTGTGATCGACGTGTATGTGAAACCGACGAAGGTTGCCGAGTTCATCACCATCAACATGAACATCACCCGCAGCGATGCGAACTTCCAAGAGCTGGTCGGGATGTCTGCCTAACAAATCGAAGGACAGATTGGACTAAGAAAAGAGGAGGCTGTCATAGCTCCTCTTTTCTGCATTCAACAGCTTTTATAAATACAAAGGAATACACATTCATACCAAAGCATTGGCACAGATAAAGGAGATCATCACAATGGCCGAAGACATTACCCTCAACGGATTTAAAGGCAACATGAAAGACGCCGCACGTCCCAACCGATTCTGGGTTACCATTACCGGGAACATGGCTGGAGCTGCGTTCGACAACACCATCTCATTCTTCATCAAGACCTTCTCCATGCCAGCTCGTACAGTCGGTGAGATCGTCGTGAACTACCAAGGGATGCAAACAAAGATCGCTGGTGACCCTACCTTCGACGACGTCACCATGACACTCTGGAACGACTACGACTTCAAAGCAAAGAAGTTCTTCGAAGCTTGGCTCGAAGGATTCGTTACCATCGGAACCGATGGTGCCAACGTTCGTCTGGACCCTGCGTCATACAAAGCAGAGATCAAGGTTGAGCAACTGGGTCGAGATGGTTCCCCCATCGCAACATACGAACTACAGGGTGCTTACCCGAAACAGATGGACGCAATCGAGCTATCTCACGAAAGCACAGACACCCTCGAAGAACTCAGCATCAGCTTTGGGTACGACTTCTTCAAGGTACTGTAATTCATCCCATCCACGACATCAAAAAGACTTGGCATTCGTGTCAGGTCTTTTTCTTTATGAGGAGAGATAAATGAGTGAGATTAAATATAAGGTGCTTGGAGAGAAGGTCTTCAGGCACGAACACATAAATGCTGCTGTCGTCGCACCTAACTTTTCATTTAGATGGGTTGACATAACCGCGCAGTCATGGTGGGGAGTATGGCAAGGATCTACAATGCCATTCAACAATGGCACATGGGGTGGTGATGGATCTGCAAACGATATCTGGCTATATCCCAATGGTGCATTCGACAATGGACACACGATAACAATAGATCAGTACGATGTCATGACCAGAACTACAGACTGGTGGAAGGGACTTCGGTTCCCGAAGTTCAAAGTAACATTCAGTTTAACTGAATCCGATACGGTGTACATGACCTTGATGAATAATTACAATGACACTATTGTTCCACAATGGTCTACCATAGTGACCAGTGGGCAGGAAATCGCCTGTAACTGGCCCGACGAAAATCAGGGAAGCTTGTATTGGAATGACCTTGGGTACTTCGAATTATATACTTCCAATTCGACTCCATTGACTATACAGAAAATCGAAGTGTTCACAGATCAGACAATGGTCCAGCCGCCAGCATGGGGTCCGACCTTCCAGTTCACTACATTCAATCCGAGGAGTGTATATCAGTCAGATGGAACTGCGTCCATATCCATCCAGATCACAACTGCATCGTTTGGTTTTGACATGACTCAGTACTATATGACCCTATCAGTCGATGGTGGAACTCCTGCTCCAGTGGGACAGAATCTTCAAGTCAATGGTGAATGGAACTTAGACATAGGACTGGGAAATTTCGCTGCGACAGGAAGTTACTACACCATCACCGCATCGGTACTATCGAATGTGGATGGCAGTCTAATCGGATCGACGAGTGCCGCAACCACTCCAACCGATAGCATATCACCTGTAATAACTTCCTTCACTGCCGGTACTCCAGTGTACATGACTGTTCCAGTCACACTCACAGGAACCGATAATGTCGGAGTAGTTGGGTATCTGCTGATGGACACACCTGTCCCTCCTCAACAGATGCAAACCCCAGCAGTACAGTACTTCACTATGTCAACGACGATGCCGACGTCATATACAGCGATATCGGCTGGTGGTAGCGTACTGTATGCTTACCTGATCGATGCAGCAAACAACATAACTGTATCTACCGGTATCCCAATGACATTCAATGTCGGTCCATCCGTGGACTTCATCCAATTCACACCGGTATTCATTCTGCAGGATGGAGGACATACTTCCATCAATCTGACCATCGTCACCGACTCCACAGTCTATGACATGACTCAGTACCAGTTGAATCTCTCGGTCAATGGTGTGCTCATCAACACCGTATTGCCGAGCGTTCTTTACGCAGGTGAATGGAACATGGTAACGAGTTTGGGCATCATTCCTACAATCACATCAGAGTACACCGTAACGGCAGACATCGTGCCGCTTGGTGGTGGTACTTCAATCGCATCGAAATCTTTCACTGGCGCACCACCGGCATGGTATGACATCACATCACTGTTTATTCCGATGGGCAACGTCGGCTACCCACAAGCTATATACGTCGGTGGGGAATGGGTACCGGCTCCACTGACATACAGTCCGGGAAGCATCGGGATCGCACTGCAGAACATCGTGGCACTTGGATTCGCCGGGATGACGAAGATCCGAATCACATGTAACAACACCATAGGCAATGGGCAGTATGCGATGATAGGGATGACTATGGACCTCACCAGTTACTACATGATGCTGCATAATGGTGCATTCGAAAATGCTACCGAAATCGTCCTAGATGCTCCCACGATAGCACAGGCGATCTCATCTGGATGCACGAACCTAGTCGTCGATTCGATGGAAGCAACTGGCCCAAGCATCGCTGCACCGATCACCAAGATCGAACTGTACTACTAATCGGCAGTGCATCACTTAAAAACCCCACTGGATGTTCAGTGGGGTTTTTGTCTTTATAAATACAAGCATCACACATAAGGGAGCCGAACCATGCCGTCAATCGCACTTGCAGATTTCAAAGGGAACCTCTACGACATATGCAGACCCAATCGATTTCTTCTCAACATCACCGGACTCGATTCGTCATTTGGAGTTACGTTCTTGGACAGTGACTACTATCTGGTGAAGGGATGTTCCATTCCCGGAAAGACCATGGGAGAGATCGACCTGAACTGGGCGGGGTACAAATACAAACTCGCTGGAGATCCAACATTCAATGACGTCACAGTGACGTTCTTCAATGAGATTCCCAGATGGAGTCCACTATCATTGCGCGATAGATTTCTCATCTGGCTGAATGCCATAAGCAATGATACAACCAATAACAGAGCCAATCACGATTTGTATAAATGTGGTGTCGATATATGTCAACTCGACGGGAGCGGTGCGGCAATTAGAACCTACTCTCTACAGTTCGCACACCCAAAGGATGTGTCTGAAATTGCGCTTGCCATGGATTCCACTGATAGTGTGGAGGAGTTCACCGTGGTGTTCTCGTACTCCTACTTCACTTGGGTCGCTGGTAATGGGTTGGGAACTACTCCCGCTGTAACCGGGTAATGAAGTACATAGTCCAGATACTATTTCTGATCCTGCTGTCGGTGACTTGCGTCGGGAGTTCTTCCGATGCCGATTGTGCCTACAAAGTGGCAATCGTATATTCATATGACTATCAGGATGTGAAGGACAACAAAGAGATCAAGGACAAGATTGAGTTGATCCGGGGAGCGCATCCCCACGTCATGATCATGTCAGTGTACCTGAATTACTCTAGGCAAATGTCCGAGCAGAAACTCCGGGAGAATGCCGCGAGTGCCTTCAAGAAGATCGACTCGTTTCGTCCTAACCTAACCCTTGTGTATGACAACGTGGCATTTGAACAAGTTGCTGTCGAGTATCTATACCCACATCAATACGACACTGCCTTTCTGGATGTGTGGAAGCGGACGTTCAATGATAGTGAATCAACCTATAAACTGAGAAAGAAGTACGGAGTCAATGTGGGTGGTGTGCTACTGGTTGGGGATGCCGCAAGACTGAAGCGAGTCATGAACATCCTGAACGTAGAGTACGTGTACATAATCAAAAATGATTCGAGATACTATTCCGGCATCGCATCCGAACTGGCAGGACAGCTCAAACCATTCAAGACGGAAACATATGATGTCACGTCCACGATTGAACTGGGGACGGCTCTCCGAACACTCAGTACGAAACCGAGGGGAGTGATCATATTTCTAATCAAAGACATCTCGAATGGTGGTGTCGGTGGTGTGGCATCAGTCCGTCAGATTGCGAGCATTATCATAGCACTGAACTCCAAGCACTTCGAGATTGCGTACCTCGACAACTATTCAAAGTATGGAGTCGCGTCGTCAGATTTACTCACCAACAGGCCGAAAGATAAAGTGACATCGGTCATAGATAAGATAATCGTGGAAAGGATAAATAGTAAGAAGAGCGGGACGAAAGAGAAATCCAATGACTTCATCATCAATGTTGATCGAGTGAAGACACTCGGATTCGACGTCATATTATCAAGCCCGGAAGTATTGGACGGAACAGATGACATTCTTTAAAGATCCCCGAAAGCATATCGATGTTGTGATATTTGTCTTGGTGTTGGTATTCCTGATCGCAGGACAGTTGATCGGGAAGTCGAACCAAAGTAAAGATAGACAAATGACTGACCCGAATGCAAAGTTGCTCACTATATCAGACATATCACAGGTCTGTGTAGATGAACCCTCCGAGGCTTCTGTGTGCTACGGAATCAAGAACACGCAATACAATGTTCTTATTGTTAAAGACGATGGCGATTTCAAACATCACCTTCTAATCACATATGCCAAAGGACCATAATCATGTTCACAGAACTCCTAACTGCATTCCAATCCATGAACAGTGCCAGCCTCACCATTCTACTGGCGCTGTGTGGATTGGTGTACTTCATGTACATCAAGCCAGCACTTCGAGCGGCTGCTGAACTACAGAGGATTCATGCAGAGAAGATCCAACACGTCCCATCTCCTGACGACATTTCGAAGATGATGGAAACGATGGCCAGCATCGTGGTCACCAGCGTGAAAGAAAGTGTGTCTCCACTTGCTGTAATGGATAGACGAATTCTAGAGATGCAAACCGCAATCCAAGGGATGTCACAGGATCTACAGACCCACATCGAAGACGAGGGAAACAATCATAATGAAATAGTGGATGCTTTGGTGGATGACATGTCCACATCGAAGAGCATCGAAGCTCTGGTCGAACATCTGGCGATCGAGCTGGCCAAGAATGAAAACATTCCCCCCATGGACGCGCACCAACTGAGCGAACTAAAGAACCGAGTTGCTGACACCAAGATCAATCTCAACCTACTGATGGCAATGATCAATCGGCACAACAGTGTTCCACACAAGCAGACCAAACTAAATCGAGTTCTGAACCAAACGAGGCCATAATATGGAAGGGTTTCCACTTGAACTTGCACGTTCCATTATCAATCTGGAGCTGCAGAAAGAGAATATCATAGAGAGAGATGCAAAGCCGAAACGTCTTTGCTACTGCCGAAAACAGATATTTCTCAACTTCACGCACATATGCCAGCTCATGATGATCCGACTTACGTCGAAACTCATCCGACTGGTGGATGACATACACCCCACGAAGAGTAGTATTACCGACATATGGGAATGGTATGAGAACGAAGTCTACACGAAGATGTATGACAACCCGGAGATATCCAACAAGATGATCCTCATCTTCAAGATCCTTCAGGACTCATCTGACTCGTTGTTCTTTGAAACATTCGAATCGAAATTCAAACACACGATTGAAACGTCGAAGTCTCCCGATGAGTTCAGAGAGAACGTTCATGGATTGTATGAACTTCTGAATGAGTGGATGGAAAACTACATGATGACCATCATGACGCTGAAGATCGACTGTATGAAACTCAGCAAGGATCTCCTGTCCGAATACGGGATGGAAGAGAACTTCGAGTGTAAGGGAGATGGACTCGATTCGAATGGGTGCAAGCGATGCGACACGGTCACTTGTCCTGCCTTGGGACTCGGTCATGATGAATACTATGCCGAAGAAGAGGTCCATATCTACATGTGCGATGACTTCGACGATGGGAAGTTCCTTACCAAGTACTTCGACATCATCTGCAAGTACCATTCCTTTCCGAAGAACATTCGAATCATCTTCGACTTCGTATGGTACAACAGAGCAGACAAGACCCTGTTCAGCGAAACACAGAGACAACTGGTTCAGTATGCAGCCGAGAAGTTCAAAGCGGTGGACATCATCAATCACAAGAACATACTCCTCAACAACTGTCGCGCAGAGATCGTGAAGTATCTGCGATAAGGAATGACCAATGGCGTATTACGATTTATTCAAAACCGGCAACTTCCGAATCCAGTTGAAGGACCAAACCAATCTGGAGTTCTTCGTGCAGGAGACTACCGTTCCCGGAGTCACGGTGGGGACCATCGATATCGGTTACGGATCGATGAAGGATGTCCGTCCCGGCGACTCGCTTGAGTTCAACCCACTGACCCTCACGGTCATCTGTGATGAGGATCTACAGGCATACAAGGACGTGTACACCTACATCCTGAAGATGACACACAACCCAGTCACGAACGTGATCCAAGTTGACCCGGAAGTGTTCGATGCATACCTCCTACTGACGACCAACAAGAACAACATCACTCATCGACTTCACTTCCATGACATGTGGATCGAAAGCATATCGGATCTCCAGTTGCAGACGGTGTCTCCCGACGAGAACAACATCTCGTTCACGGTCGGCCTGAAGTACGTCTACTACCTCTTCGAGGAGGTTTAAGACACCGTCCCCTTCCCAGATACCAGTTCACCCTCTACAAGGCGAATATGGCGTTCTGATGCCGTGTTTGGAACCGCAGCCTCATCCACCTAGTGTGGAAGGAGATCTAATGCCGTCCGGGAAATCCCGTGGCGGCATTTGTCATAAATATAAAGAAATACATCACATTGGTGGAACTACCATGGCTCGAAAGCTATATCAGATTAGAAACATTTATCCTCACCTGAAGAACCCCGGCAAGTATGCGTCGAGTGACAAACTCATCACATGCAGATCTGGATGGGAAATCACATTCGTGATTAAGTTTCTCGACGTACATCCATCCGTATTACAGTGGACATCTGAGTCTACGGTCATCCCATACCTGTATCCAATCGACGGAAGGATGCATAGGTACTTCGTTGACTACTGGATGAAAAGTCTGTGTTCTGATGGCAGTGTCAAGGAATACCTGATAGAAATAAAACCTTACCAAGAAACGTTGAAACCACCCGTACCCAAGAGACAGACCAAAGGATATTTGGAGAGAGTCCATACATATATTAAGAATATGTCGAAATGGGATGCCGCACGTAGATATTGCACCGAACAACAGAGACTGGGTAAACAAATCGAATTCATGGTAATCACTGAGAGGGATGGGTTTTTCATATGAATGAACTATGCCCAATGTGCAATACAAGGCCAAGGAAACCCTATAGGAAGAGACTCCTCCAAACTTGTTGCGATAAGGAATGTCAACACAAGTTACTCTCCCAGAAAGCAAAAGCAAGCCAAAGTAAGCTATTGAGTAGTGGCAAACACAACTTCCAGAAAGATGAATCGATAGAGAAGAATCGGCTAGTGCATCTAACCATGAAAGAAGAT